TGCCATTATTTTTTACTCGTTGAACCTACATATAATCCAAACCAAGCAGCACCAGCACCTACAATTACTGATACAAAGGCAGATTGTGCGTTAGTTGGGTCAGGTAGTGTCATAAACCACTCTGTTGTTCTGTAAAATGCAAATCCATAGAGTGTAATTAACAATCTAGGGAATACACGCCATCTATCAAAACTAGAGGCAGCGGTATTATACCATGAACCTTGCTCTACTGTTGTAGTTGAACGGTCTATTTCTACTACATTTACTTTATCGTCAGCCATTTTTCCTTTTTTCCTTTTCTATTTTATCGTTTTCTTCTTTAATATAATTTTGTAACAATCCCATGTAAATTTCTCTTTCCCACGGCAACATATTCTCTAACTCTGTTAATGAGTATTTATGATACTGCATCATTGCAAAGTTACTTTCGTAGTAAGATTTTAGGCTCTCATGAGAGAGCCCTATTCTAAAAAATTTTGTAAACCCTCTAACAAAATCTCACTTTTTACTTTTGTTTTAGGATTTGTAACCTCTACTACATGTCTTAATTTTGGCATACTTTCAAAAAAATTCAGTACTTTTGTAAACTGTTCTGTATCTAACGATTCAATAAAATCATCTAAATCTTTTTTTGACATATCTACTTTATTGTATATATCTTCACCAAAATGAATTTCACTAACACAATCTCTTACTACATCAAACATAATGTCTGCTCTTTGGTCTTTAGCATAAGCTGTTGTTGATGATAAGATAGGATAATTAAGAACCATTTTTACATCATCATTAATTTCAACAGTATTTGTATGGTCGTCTGTCATTTGCACTTGAATATCATTTAAGTCAAGTGTAAAATTTACTTTAGTTTCTTTATCATCTGGACAAGTAGCAACTAAATCAACTTTATCACCTACAGATTTTCCTCTTACTCTTAAAAAGATATATTCTGCATCAAATAGTGGACATTTATGTACATCTATTTTTCCAAAAGTACATGTTTCAATTAACGCTGCTACTGCGTTCATAATTTCTTTTTCATCTTCTGATTCTTGTGCTATCAATAAAGTTTTTTGTTCTTTTACCAGAAAAGGTCTATATTGTATATCCTTTCCTGTTGATGGTAATGTTAGTGTGTATGTTTTTGTTTCAAGTTTAGGTAAAGCCATGATTTTTCACTCCAATTGTTATAATCTACTTAATACTTTAGGTATTTTACTTAATAATTTTCTCTCTACTTGATTTGCAAGAACTCCTTGCAATCTTTCTAGTAATGGTTTGGGTAAACTTGCTTCATCTGTCAAGTTTTTCCAATATCTGTAGGTAAATGTTACAGACACTTCTTGTATAGAATTTGCTACACTACCATCTAGTTGTTGACCAGAGATAGATTTTGGAAAACACTCAATTAACTCACAACCATATGTTCTATTTCCTTTATGGTCTAATTGATATATCTGTATTGTTCCAACATAATCATCATAGTAACCCATAGCAAATGTTTGTGGATTATATGCAAGTCTTTGCCAAGTTTCAAAAAACTTTTTCTCTCTATAATCATTATGACAATAAAACTTGCCAGTAATATCAGCATAAGTAAATCCATCTGCAATCTCTCTAGTTGGGCCGTAAATGTTTTCGTCAGAAGTTGTTGTTATGTTTCTGCCTGGAAATTCAATTGAGTTACATTGGTAAGATACATCTCTAACATCTCCCCCACCTACTTGACCTAATAATACTTGTGAGAATAAATTAGTAGATGCACCTACACCACCTGTTCCTCTAGTTCCTGATGGTGGTAAAAATAACACATCATACTTTGAAGGAAATGCCAATCCATTACTATCATGGGTTACTGATAATATCTCATTTAATACTGCTGAAGAACTTGCATCTATAAAACTTCCAAAACTCATTAAATCATCCCTCTTGATTGACCAAATACAAAATTATCAGATTGTTTCTTAAATCTTTGTACAGGTAGTAATGTTGCAACTATAAATTCATCTGCTGTTACTTTTCTAAATTTAGACCTAACATGTCCTGTTAAATATCTTTTTAAACAAGGTTTAATTAAATCTATCTTTTTTAATGCTCTGTAATTTGCATTTAAACTTGTAGATTCATCAAACTTTTTATTGTTAGCAGTTTCTATTAATCTATCTAGTAATCTAATTCTCATAGGTATAGACAAATAATGCAAATTAATCCCTAAGAACCCATTGTTATAATCTTCAATAGGTAATACTAAAGGGAATGTGTCATAATATGGCAACTTATCCTTTAGTTTAGGGTCATATACAAACATATTTAGTAGACCAAAAGTGGGTACTGATGTTCTTTTTCCATCACGAATCAAGTCCATAGACTTTGGTTGACCAAATTCTTTAATTTTGCTACGAAACCATGCGACAGATTGGGGTTTATTCCCTGCTGCTTTTAACACACTTTGTATGTATTTACTTCTTGCCATGTGTTATTTATAAGGAATATAAGAGAAAAGTACCCCTTTTTACAGGGGTACTCAATAGGTTACTCAGCGAGTTTTTCAAAGTATGCTAATGTATCGTCTTCATCAACCACAGGTGTTTCCACTTTTGTAGTTGTAGGTTTTGTATCAACTTTAGGTGTTGCTACAGGAGCATCATCCATTGTATCAGCTACATTACCAACTTTTACAGTTCCAGAAAGAACTGCATCTAGTCTTGTTTTTAACTCGTCATAAGATTTGAAGTTTGTTGGAGCAGTAAACTCTGTAAGAGAGTATTGTCCTTTCCAAACTTTATCTACTGCTTCATCATCTTCAAAAAGTTTTGATGTATCTTCGAACTCTGATTTATCATAGTTCCAGAAACCATCTACCTTTCTGATTTTAAGTTTAAAGTTTGCACCTTCCCAAAAATCAAATGGGTTGATTGCTTTTTCATCTTCGAACTCAGGTGACATCGCAGCAGTAATTTTGTCAAATATCTTCTTACCATATCTGAACAAGAATACTTTACCTTCGTTCTCTGGGTGTTTAGTATCACTTACTACATAAACATTAGAGAAATACTGTAACTTTCTTTTTTGTTTACGAGCAATCTCTTTGTCAGATTCTAAACCTGTATTCCACAATGCAGTATTGTGTTCTGATACAGGGTCTTTCTGATTAAGAGTTGTAAGAGAGTTCTCTATGTACCATTGACCTGTTGGGCCTTGAAATGCATGATTCCAAACTTTCGCCCATGGCAAGTCTTCACCTTGAACTGCTGGTAAGAAACGAAGTACTGCATAACCATTACCAGATTTATCTAGTTCTGGTTTCCACAGTCTTTCATCTACATATGATTTTTTCTCTTGAGGTTTGGTTTCACCTTTAGCTGCATCAAGCAACTTATTCAGCGAACCACTACTTTTTAGACTATCTAAAGACATCTTATTTTCTCCTTTCGTATGTTGTCGTATGTTTAAATATTGTATCTTTCGATACATAACTATTTATAATAGTTATTCTGGTCATTATACTCGCCCCTGACATACTTTGTCAAGTGTTTTATAATTAATTCCTTTAACATTTTTTATCTGTAATTTGTTCTCGTTATTGTGGTCATCTACCCAATGAAACTGAGTATCTGGAAAGTTCTTAAATATTTCAATTAATTGTACTAACCAATTATCTACATTAAATCCTTTTGCTTCTTCTGGTAGATAGTTATCTGTTCCTTTATAGATATTATTCAAAGGTTCATCATAACTACTTAAATCAAATCCTAGCATATAAACATCACTTACACCCTCTTGGCATGCCAAATACATTGCAGTTGCTCCAGCACACCATTCTTTAGGATAGTTTATATTTTTAATCTTATCATTCTCTTGTAACCATGTAACATATAGACCTACATTCTTGTAACATTTTCTTTTCACATCTTCTTTGTCAAGGTATGGAAAGTTCTTTATCATCTCTTGATAGTTTCTTTCTGCATCTATTGCTTCTTTTCCTTGTACAACACAAATATCACTATTGTTTGGATTATCAGTTTGAAAAA